ACAAGGCACACGCCACTGACCTCTTTGAACTTGCAAGCAACCTCGACAAGCTTCTTCGTGGCGAAGGCACAAACACCGGGCTGGGCCAAAAGAAGGCATCTGAGCTTGGCTGGCTCAACTAAGGAGCAACTATGAAACTACTACAAGAAGACCTCTTCTCATCGCCACTGCAGGAAATGCGCAAGGGCGGTGACCTCTACCTCAAGGGAATTATGATGCAGGCTGCCATCAAGAATGGCAACGGCCGTAACTATCCACTTGAGGAAATCTCCAAGGCCGTCGAAAGCGCCAAGGAAAAGATCAAGTCGGGTCACTTCATCCTTGGTGAACTGAACCACCCCGACACCCTCACCATCAACCTGGCAAACGTTTCCCACTGCATCACCGAGTGCGGCATGAGCGGCAACAATGCAATGGGCAAGATGAAGCTGCTCAATACCCCCAGCGGCAACATCGCCAAGGCACTCATTGATGGCGGCGTCAAGCTTGGCGTCTCATCACGTGGCACCGGCAACGTAAACGAATCTGGCAACGTCAGCGACTTTGCCTTCGTGACTGTTGATATCGTCTCCCAACCTTCAGCTCCTGACGCCTACCCAGACGTTGTGACCGAGGCAATGGGCTCAAAGAGAGTCTTGACGTTGGCTGAAGCCGTCGTACATGACCCAAAGGCGCAGAAGTATTTCAAGCGTGAAGTTCTGGCCCTCATCGAATCAATCACAAAAGGGCGGAAATAATCATGAAATTCCCACGACTGCAAATGCTGGCCGAGGCCAAGAAGAAAGCTAAACCAGCTGCCGACGAAATGGACTTTGACATGGAAGGCGGCGAAGGCGAGCTCGACATGCCAATGGACGACATGCCAGCCTCAAAGGGCAAGAAAGCTGCCATTACCAAGGCTGACGTTCTTTCATATCTCAAAGGCTGTGATGCCAAGTGCCGTGCTGAAGTGCACACCAAGCTCATGGCCATGGTTGAAGCCGACGAAGCCGCCATGTCTGAAGGAATGCACATGGCAAAGTCAACGGCAATGAAAAAGCCAATGTCAGGACCTATGGCAAAGCCAATGTCTGATGAGCGGGCTGCAAAGATGATTTTCAACAAGTGCAAGCCATACTGCATGGACGCATCACGCGCCTCACAGATTGAGCCGCATGTCAAGAAGTATCTCGACATGGTTGGCAAGTCACCAAAGGACGTCAAGATGCTTACAGGCTTGGTGTGGGCAATGTGTCAAGACGCTCAGTAATTTGACGCCCAGGCCGCTGTAAATATCTGCATCGTCAACCCACCTAAGGAGATTCCTATGGAACACCAAGAGATGCTGAAGAGCATGTTACAAGATGTGATCAATGATCGCATGGAGCAGGCCTCTGTCACGATGCATGACTACTTCGTTGCAAAGACCCGTGAAGTTACTGGTCTAGGTGGCCAGAGCCGACAGGATCTAGACACATCGGGTGATCAAGAGTAATCAAAAGTCGCTGTGGGTGCTGAAAACGCTTGGGTTTTCGGCGCTTTTTCTGTGAGCCATATAAATATGTTTACGGTAGAGTTTCAAGATGTGAAAACCTTGCGACACAGAAATCCAAGTCCGACCGCAAGGTCGACCCCCTAACAGATAAGGAGAACCGCATGGACGAAATCCTGAAGAAGCTACTCGAATCAGAGCTGCTTAGCGAGGAATCGAAGGCTGAAATCTCCGAGCAGTGGACCACTTCGGTCGAAACTTTCAAGACGCAAGTCCGCGAAGATGTTTCAAACGAAGTTCGTCTTCAACTGTCGGAGCAGTGGCTGACGGAGCGCGAAGAGCTCATCGGCAAGGTTGATGCATTCGTTGCAGAAGCCCTGACCAAAGAGATCGCTGAACTCAAGGGCGACATCGAACGCTTCCGTGACCTTGAAGCAGAATTTGCTTCAAAGCTCGTCGAAGAAAAGCACAAGCTTGCTGGTGAAGTTGCCAGCGAACTCGACCAGCTGGTCGACAAGATCGACACATTCTTTGAAATGCGCCTGTCTGCCGAAATGGAAGAACTGCGTGAAGACCTCGACGTCGTCAAGCAGAACGAATTCGGTCGTCGCATGTTCGAAGCATTCGTCGGTGAATACGCAAAGAGCTATGTCGACGAGTCGTCGGTTCAAGCAAAGCTACAGGTTGCAGAAGGCAAGCTGTCTGACGCTGAAAAGCGCCTGGACGAGCGCGAAGAAGCACTGAACAAAATGGTTCGCGAGTCGCGGATGGAGAAGATTCTTTCCCCACTCACTGGCAAGAAGCGCGAACAGATGGCCATGGTCCTCCGCAATGTGGACACTGACCGTCTTGAAGAGTCCTACAAGTTCTTTATCGGACGAATCCTCAAGGAAGAAGAAGCAGCTCCTGTTGCCACTCTGACTGAAGGTCAAGCTGGAAAGAGCAAGACAACCGTTGTAACTGGTGAGCCAACCAGCGTAAACACCACAGCTAAGGCTGCTCAGCTCTCAGAGCAAATGAGCCACCTTCGTCGCCTCGCAGGTATCAAGTAATCTGCCAACATCTCACAGGAGAAACCATGCAACTCATTGAAAACTGGCAAGAAACCAAAGACGCACTGCTCGAAGGCCTACAAGGTTCGAAGAAGCAAGTAGTCGACACCCTTCTGGAAAACCAGAAAAAGCACCTGTTGGAAACAGCTTTCCCAAGCTCAGCCAACCAGGCCGGCGACATCAGCAACTTCCAAAAGATCGTCATCCCGATGATCCGTCGTATCCTTCCAGGTACGATTTCGTCTGACCTCGTTGGCCTCCAGCCAATGAGCGGTCCAGTCGGCTTGGTCTACTCGCTGCGTTTCGCCTTTGCTGAAGCCGCTGACGGCAACGGTGCTCCACAGAACGACATCACCGCTGGTGACGAAGTCTTTGCGAACAACTCGAAGATGAAGCGTTTCTACTCGTCATCGAACGTCGGCACTGCTGCCTACCCACCTGCTCTGACAGCTGCTACATCGGACGGCTTTGCTGCTTCGACCGGCAACGCTGAAGGTTTCGGCGGTAAGTCAATGCGTCTGTCTGTCCTCAAGCAAACCATCACAGCTGGCTCACGCAAGCTGCAGGCTCGCTGGACGATGGAAGCTGCACAGGATCTGTCGGCTCAGCACGGTCTCGACCTCGAGAGCGAACTGACGGCTGCCCTGTCTGCACAGATCGCGCACGAAATCGACAACGAAGTTCTGACCGACCTGTTGGCTCTGGCTTCAACTGTTACAACGTACGACTTCGCAGCTCCTACTCCAGGCTTTGCACCGAACTACCTTGGCGATCGCTATGCCCACCTCGGCATCCTGATCAACAAGATGGCCAATGAAATCGGCGCCAAGACACGTCGTGGGCCTGGTAACTGGCTCGTTGGTGGTCACCTGATCACGTCGATGCTGCAGACCGCTTCAAAGTCGGTGTTCGCACCAGCTGTTTCAGGTTCGTTCTCTGACCCAACTGGCAACAAGCTTGTTGGTACGCTGAATGGCCAGATGAAGGTCTACTCGTACAACTGGGGTCTGAATGACGCTTGGAACCTGTCTGGTTCAGGCGCCGGAATCGTCAACGCCTCAGGCGATGCTGGTGAAGACATCCTCATCGGCTACAAGGGCGGTTCTTCGGAACTTGACTCTGGCTACTTCTACTGCCCATACATCCCGCTGATGAGCACTGGTGTTGTTATGGACGCAAACACGTTCATGCCAGCAGTGTCCCTGATGACGCGTTACGGCAAGGCAACGTTCACGAATACCGGCACATCGCTCGGCAATTCGGCTGACTACTACTCACGTATCCTCGTGAGGAACGTCGCGTTCTCCTGATCGAACACAGCCTTCGGGCTGTCTAGTCAAAGGGCCTCCTCGGAGGCCCTTTCTTTTTGTCAGTATAAATAGTCCCATGCTGCTCTCAGAGATTCTCGACATTCTTCCTCCGAACATCTACTCTCGCCAGTTTGGCAAGGCGTTGGGTGCAGTGATGATTGAGGTCAAGAAAAAATACAACTCTATCAACACCATCGAGTTACACACTGGCGCGAATCCTCCATACATCTACATTATGATGCATCCCGGCTCCAACGTGCCTGTCGCCACAATGCTGCGGACGGCTACCAAGTCTATTGGTATCCAGGTGCCCTTGAAGTTTGAAAAGCACACTGACTCACACGACCACACCTACCAGTTTACCTGGCCTGACGACACTGAGATAGACAGCGAGGCCTTTTTGAAGGGTCTCTTTGACGACACCGCTGCAGCCAATTCATATGGCGCCGATCTGGGCTCGATGGTGCATATTTTGTCCTGAATTCAGGACGGTGTTTGTCAGCGGTGTTGTTAGAATACACCATGGACAAACTAATCGATACTCTTGCCAGAGCCGAGACGGCGCTCAAGATTCACGCCCTTAAAGAGGTCAAGCTGTCGTCCGCACGAGATGCTGCTCTACAGGCTCTCCAGGCAGCTTGCCCACACGAGCACACGTTGGAGACAAGCAGCTACCAAGGCGGCGGCTACGACCACTGTGCTGAAACTTTCTACACCGACACCTGCCAGACCTGTGGCAAGGTAATCAAGCAGTGGTCAAAATCCCACTTTGGTCGCTATGGTTGATGTCATCAAGCTTGACGCTCGACACTATGTGTTGCCAGGAAGAACTCCTGCCTCAACCATGGGCCTTGCAGTGGACGCTGCCGTAAAAGAACTGGTACTTCCGCTTGGCGCAATCATTTCTGATCGCTATGCCCCGCATGACTACCAACTTGACGGGGTCTACCACGAGATAAAGAGTTCCAATCGTGGCTCGCTTTCTATCCCCAACTCCGAGATTGAGTTTGCGGAGTTAGAGGTCGCAGCCGGACGAGACGTTATCTACGACGTCGTACTACAGTTCGATGTGCACAGCGCCAAATTTTTGGGGTCAGTTCCCTACAGCGCCTTCAAGCACCTTGTCAGGCCTTCGCAGTTTTTTAACTGGCGCCTATACCCCAATGGCTGGGTTCAAGAGCGCGGCAGCTTTGCCGTACTGAGAGAAGTAAAGCCACTACTGACCTGACAACAGGTCCGGGAACAGGGGCGGCGTGTTACAATACTCTCATGCTCTTTACCAACCGCGTGGAGCAACCATGACTTTAGATACTGACGGCTTTTCCGAAGACGACTTCTTCTATGACGGCGGAGACTGGGTCAATGACATCCATGAGATGTATACCGACTTTGGCCTGTCCGCTGTTGATGGGTTTACTTCACAGCAGCTCAATGACTACTTGAAGTTTCGCATCAGCCTCTTGGCTGAGGAGACCAAGGAGACCCAAGACGCCTTCGCGGCCCAGGACCCAGAGGGAATTGTCGACGGTCTCATCGATGCCTGCGTCATTGCCATCGGCACCCTTGAGGTGTTTGGTGTCGATGCATACGAGGCCTGGGACCGCGTACACGCCGCCAACAGCGCCAAGGAGGTTGGCATCAAGCCGGGTCGCCCCAACCCCTTTGGCCTGCCAGACCTCGTAAAGCCAGAGGGCTGGACTGGTCCATCGCATGAGGACAACCACGGCATTCTGCCAAAAGCCTTCCCAAAGGAGATCTAACCATGAACCTACAGAATTTTCGGCGACTTGGTACGGCCGACGGTGACCCGAATGGTGCTCGCTGCAACCTCGTCGCCAACCTTATCGCCACGCAGTTCAACTGGCTGCGCCGCGGAGACGACATGGTTGGACCAGTGGGCCTATTCAAGGGCGGCCGTGCACAACCGTCGCCCGGGTTCTATGTCAACAACGTCAAGTACGACGACCAGCGCGGGTTCACTGCAGCCACCACCCAAACCGTACATGCAACGATCGATCAGATCTATGTGGGCCATCCTTGGATCAAGATTGTGGGGCAGCTTGACGATGCCAACTACTTTCACATGAACACGGTAGACATTGTCAGCAGCTTTGGCAGCATGCGGGCAGGCGAAATGGTTACCATGCGGTATGGAGACAATCCCGGCCACGTGTTTGAAGTGGCACTAACTCAGGAAATGATCGACAGCACCTCGTCCATTGTCATCCGTTTCGCACTTTCAACATGACCGACGTGGCCTCTACCAATGGCCTGTCTGACTCGCAGACAGAACGCCTGGCAGTTCTTGTTGAAGAGCTGGGTGAAGCTGCACAGATGGTTGGCAAGATCCTGCGTCACGGCTACGAGAGCTGCCACCCCGACGATCCCACCACAACCAATAGGTCGCGCCTAGAGCGCGAGCTGGCCGACGTGCTTGTAGCCATTGACTTACTGATCAACCGGGCAGACATTAGTGAAGAGGAACTCCGAGATCGCAAACGGGTAAAGAGCCACCGCATACGGGACTGGCTCTACCACCAGTGATGTTGTCCGTGCCATAAATACCTGACAGCATCCATAGGTACATCATGGCACGTCGCATCCCAATTTCACTCGTATCCTCATCAGGTGCAAATCCTGGCACCTTTACAATTGGCACAACACCAGACAATTCTTCTGGTAACTGGACATCTGTCTTTCAGGGCAAGTTCTATCGCCAGGCCACCTCACCATTTGCTCAGCAAGCCTTTTGGACTTCACCGCTTGCTGCGCCCTCCGGCTTCAGTCTAATTGAAGCCACGCAGTTTGAGGTTGGTGGAAATGCATCGTATGCAGGTCGATACACCGTCTTTACCCAGGCATCAGTTGCCGGTCTGGCGAGTGCAGATCTTGTTGGCGCACAGACCATCATTCGCGTCAATGAGGCAGTGCCAGCGCCTCTATCCCCAGGTCACTCTACCAGCGGCTACATCACCAACGTCTCCACCTACTACATTGTACGGCAAGCCGGCGCTGCTCCCGTTATCGTGCCGCCAGGGGTGACCATTGACGCTGACAACCTGGAGTACGTCGGCAGAAACTTCTCTGGCTGGGGAGAGATCTTCAACCAAAACTACGCTGAGCTGGTTCAAAACTTTGCCTCCTCTACAGCCCCAACAGCGGCGTCCACGGGTATGCTGTGGTTTGACACCACCGTCGGCTTGCTCAAGATCTATAACGGCACCTGGCAGACCATCAACGCGGCGGCCTTTGCGCCAGTGAACTCATTCCGTCACACGCAGGGCGCGGCCGCTGCAACCTGGACCATCAACCACGCTCTCGGCACCACCGCCCCATTCATCGTGCACCACACCTTCTACGTGGATACTGGTGGCGGGGTAATCAAGCCTATCATCCCAAGCGACGTGACCTATGTGTCAGCAAACACGGTAACCGTTACATTTACAGCACCCTACTCGGGATACGCTTTAATCAGACTGTAACAGTCAACACGGTTTTGGTTCCTGTGGTATAATAACCACATGAGCACAAAACACGCAGTATCAGCCCACAAAAAAGACGCAGAAAACTTCGGCTACCTCATAACTGGCGGCGGCAACATCAAGCGAGAACATGTCGGCGAGACCCCAAACGGCAACCCGATGGGCGGGCGCTGGGTCCTGCGCGACGTGGCGCTCAACTTTGTGGATGTTGACTGTTACCGCAACGACTTGATGGAACGGAACGGCATCGTGCTGCGTCACAGTGCCAAATGAACATCAACCTGCGGCCAGGGTCGGGCTGTGGTCAGGTCATGCCCGAGAGGTAAGGCATGAAAATATTGCTGAGGCGACTGCTCGCCACCCTGTTGGGACAAAGACAGAATTTGCCAGACGGCTCAAATCCCCAGCCCCATGCTGGTTCGCACATTCTCTGGAAGGGCAAAATGCTGCCGCTGACGCAAGATCGATTGTTTTGGGTTGAGGCCCGCCTATTCACCCTGGCCCGTATGGCTGTCGAGATGGCTGCCAACCGCCAGACCTATCAAGGTCGTCTTCGCATCGACATCCAGGTCGCAGCCCCTGCTCTGCAGCAGGCCTACATGGACATTCAGGCAGAGCGCGGCGCGCTGATGGTCGAGAAGCAGGTCATTGAGCAGTATCTTCATGACCAGCAGCGCGGCACGGGGTGGGGTGAATAACTTGAAGGCTGCGGTCTGTGTAGTAATCCAGCGCTGGCCAAATCGCCCAGCCGGTTTCGATGTGCTCTCTGTCTCGCGGCGCGCCCGCAAAGATATGTGGGGTCTGCCGGGCGGCAAGGTCGACCTTGGTGAGACCGTCAGCGCCGCCGCCTCGCGAGAACTCCTGGAAGAAACCGGAATAAGAGTGTATGAAAACGAGTTGGTACCAATCTACTCTGCACTGTGTCCAGGCGAAGTTTCGTACTGGGTCACTACATTCCTGTGCACAGCCAGACTGCAACACATTGGCGCATTGATTGTGCCAGAAGACGGGCTGAGGGTTGCCTGGCAGCCACTTGTGGCACTGACAGATCCAGACGTCAGCCCATGGTCCCGCTACAACATCGGCGCCATTGAGGCGTTTCAACAATACAAGGAAGAAAATACATGGGCGCTAACCTAACCCGGGTCCTGGTAGTCGACGTCGAGGCCACCTGCTGGGAAACCATGGATGAGCAGGGCCAAATGGCCAATGAGATCATTGAGATCGGCATTTGCGAGCTCGACACACGAACTGGCATCATCAGCAACGGCTCAAGCTATGTCGTCAAGCCCCGTTTCTCCCCCGTTTCCGCCTTCTGCACCACGCTGACAGGTTGGACACAGGAGGCGGTTGACGGCGGTCGAGACATCATGGACACCATCCAGCTGGTCAAGTCAGACTACAGTCTCACCAGCAACCATGTCTGGTTCTCCTGCGGTGAGTACGATCGCATCAAGCTTGGCTCAGTTGGTGGCGGCAGCCTCAAGGCCCTCTATGGTATCGAGCGGCTGCAGAACCCATTTGCACTACTGCGTGCTCACTACAACATCAAGACGCTCTTTGCACTCAAGTTCAAGCTCAACAAGGAGATGGGAATGGCCCGCATGCTGGCACACATCAAGGAGCCACTGGACGGTCGGCACCACAACGGGCTTGCTGATGCGCTCAACATTGCGAAACTGGTGCGGGCGGTGCTGTCATGAAATGCACTGCACCCTGCACACCCCCGTGTGAAAACGATGCGTCGGCCGAGCTGCTTTCACTGACCGGCGCTCACCTGGGGTACAACTGCCCAGTCCATATCCAGGCTTAGGTTTGTCAAGGTAGGAAACCTGGATGCAGAATACAGGCAGGCACCGCTCAAGGCGGAATCAGGTGACGAGGCTGTCGCCGTCTAGGTCCGTCTCGAGCTCAGGTGGATGTGCGGTTGCCACGATGTTGCCGTAGTCATCCACCACCTCAAACGGCAGTGGAATCTTGTAGGTCATTCCGGGTCGGGGGACAACTAATCCATTCATCTCATTGAAGGCCCGCCGCAGCGGCGCCAGGTCTGCGTGAGTTAGGTTGTGGCGACCCTTTAACCTGAGGACGGCGTCAATGGTCTCAGTGGGGCGAAAGGTGTGGATGACGTGTCGGTATGTGCTCATTGCATATTTACGGTAACGGAGACGTCTGTTGGTCATAAATAGGTCAGGACAAAATGTCACGGGACCAACATGGCTCTAACGAATACCACCATCAATGCAAAGACTACCCATGACCTGTGGATAGAGGCTAGAGAATTCACTCTTGCAATTGCGCGACCAACTCCTACAACAATCTCGCTCACGATTACCTACCCGACAGCGCTGAGCAGTGTAGACGGAGCCATTGTCACCATTGATACCAAGGCCATCAATGCCAACAACTGGCCAACTGACGGTGAGCGATACCTGCCCAGCACAGATCTCGATGCGCCCGCAAGCCGAATTGTCAGCTCATCCGGCGCTCAGGTAGTTGCATTCTACTCTGGCATCCTGGGCAGCCCACTGCCAGGCGTCGCCAACATCGGCACTGGCATCTCCTCGTTTGTTATAACAATTACGAACACAGACCCCAACGCCCTCTACTACGCCTCTGTGCACGCCAGCACAAACGTTCTACAGTACTACCCAATAGGCATCCAGTCATACCCACTAGAGGCCTCACGGGTTGAAAAGGACGGCGCCCGATACACTGGAAACATTCCTTCACTGCCTGATGCACCTACATCCCCACAGCCGGGATTTGTCTACCATGACAAGGGACTAAACCTTACGCAGTACTGGACAGGCACTCAGTGGATCTCTACACGCTCAGACACCATCATCTCGGGAGCATTCAATCCAGGATCGCTGGGTCAGGCATACTTCTTTACCGGCCAAAACCAAATCAAGCTGTTTGATGGCACCAATTGGGTGACAGCGACGCCGTCCAATCTGGAATTCCTTATTCCTGGTCCAACATGGGTTCCCCTGGGCGCGGTAGATGGGCTCAGAACGATACCAGAAACTCCAGCACTTGGTGACTTTTTCTGGGACTATACGCTGCAGCGCGCCCAATTCTGGGATGGGTCCAATTGGGTCTCACCTAATGCATCAAACTCGCTCTTCATGCGACCGAGCCCAACGCCAGCATTTACTGGCGCGGTCTATGCAGAACCAACTCAGCTCTCAGCACCCTACATTGGTCAGCTCTTCTACAACCTCAACACACGCGTGCTCAACGTGTTCACTGGTGTTGACTGGCGGCAGGCAAACACTGACCAGCAGGGCACGCCGTCTACTGACAAGGTCAACATCGGCACCGACGGCAGCTATGACGAGAGACTGCGCGTTATCAAAATCATAAAGGCGCAGCTGGGCTGGCCAGTCCAGTGCGTTGAGCTCAAAGAGGAACAGTTCAACGTTGCAATTGACAACGCGCTTGACAACTATCGCATGCTGTCTGACGCCGCCTACACAACAAAGTTTGTCCTCTTTTCTGTTGTTGAGGGTCAACAGACCTACTACCTCAACTCAGCTGTTGATGGAACCGACAAGATCGTCAGCGTCAACAAGATCCATCGACTAAACATCCTGGGCGCAAACTCACTCAACTGGGACAGCAACGTCTACTTTCAGACATTCCTAAACCAGTACTACTCGTCAGGCTACACTGACATTCTGTCCATTCACCTGACACACAGCCTGTCAGAGGACTTCCAGCGGATCTTTGCTGGTGACCTTATGTTTCTCTGGGATGAGCCATCAAGAGAGCTGCTCATCACGCGCCGCCTTGCCAGACGGGAAAAGGTTCTCATTGAGTGCTACATGGAGAGGTCTGAGCAGGAGCTGTTGCTTGATCGCTGGGCCAAGCAGTTCCTGCAGAACTGGGCGCTTGCTGAAACCAAGATGATGTTGGGGCTTATCAGATCCAAGTTCTCGTCAGGCACCCCAGGTGCTGGTGGCCCCATCAACCTCAACGGCGAAATGCTGGTTGCTGAGGCCCGCCAGGATATGACTGAGCTCAAGGAAGAGATGTTGAACTACGAATACGGTGGCCTGGTTGGAAAAGGCAACGTGTCATTCTTGCTAGGATAATCATGAAGATATTTGAACTCATTCAAGAAGAAACGCTTGAAGCTTACACCGACAAGCTTGTGAAATCGCTGAAGATCAAGAAGCTCGGCAGTGGTGCGTACGCTTCGGTGTTCCAACATCCTGTGTATCACAACGTTGCCGTCAAAGTAGTTCAAGACGATCCAGAGTATATGCGGTTTGCACGGTTCTGTCAGAAGAACCCAAACAACGAATGGCTGCCAAAGATCGTCAGCATTCACAAGGTCGCTGTGGATGATGAGTTCAGAATGAATAGCGGGACTGTGGAGGCGCACATCATCTTCTTCCAAAAGCTTCGCCCGGCTCGAGCCAGCGAGATCAAGGCTGCTGTGCAACGTATTCTCAAAACGGTTCCGCCGAAGTACTTCGCGCAAGGCGCGCAAGATGATCCGCTGTTTGATCCCATGGTTTATTACACAGATTTCGATGAGCTCGATGAGCGCTGGGGCCGCATCGCTAGAAAAACAACCGACGCCGATGTTCGAGTTGTCGCGAAGTACTTTGCGTATCTGGATGGCGTCGATCTGCACCCCGGCAACGTAATGATGCGCGATGACAAGGGTCGAGCTCAACTTGTATTCACTGATCCGGTAGCAAGCTAATGCCCTCCATTCCACGACTGCCAATCACCACCTGCCCTGAAGGCGCTGGCTCATTCAACAGCCAGCCTAACGGTGGCTTGCCACTGAGCCCCCTTGCACCGCTGAGCCCCTATGTTCCTCCTGAGCTGTGCAAGGGAACATTCAGGATTACGCAAGATGAGTGTGCACCGCCTGAGAACAACTTCCAGGAGACACTTGCTGCTGAGGCACTTGCAATCTCTGGTGCGCCAGTTAATGTATTCAAGCTTCTTGGTGTTCATGAGCAGGGTCGGCTTGCCGACGTCACCGGAAATGGTCAAGCCATTGGCAGCGGCGGCACGCCAGCAGATGCGTTTGACGCGCTTGCGGCGTCTTGGACTTCTGTTGAGACCGGTGTGGCGGTTACAGGCACCCCATCCTATCTGGGGTATGACTTCGGCATTCGCCTCACCTCCTATGGTCAGGCAGAGAACGCCCCTGGCATTGCCGCTGGCGAGCACATCACCAGCATTCGACTTACACAGGGCGCAAACTCCACCAACCGTGCCCGCCAGATACGCCTAGAGCGATCCGATGGCGGCTATAAGATTGTGCCTGAGCGCGTGCAGTTTACCGGTGCGGGCAATGGAACTCTCGGTTCATACGTCAAGGGCTATGACTCAGTGCCTGGACTCATCTTGGCCAGCGCCCTAACACCTACAACATTCACTGTCATGTTCCTGGGCTCGGCTGGCATGGAGGTTTTGGGCGTTGCCTTTGCTGGTGTCCAGTTCAATACCCCGCGCGGGTCCTTTACCATCAGGCAGGGTACAACCCCATTTGCTGTTGGCGACATGTTTACGGCCGAGGTAGAGCTTGACTGGTATCGTGTTGACGTGGTCAACGTTCCTGATGTGCCAGTTGCCCTGCTCAACATCAAGCAGTCGACAAGCAGCCGCTACTGGCGTATCATTCCTCTGGTGTTTGCGGGCATATTTACCAATGACGCCTGGGTCGTAGAGAAGCTTGAGCTGTTTGACTATCAAGCTACCCGCCTGGACAACATCCAAGACACACTGTTGATGGAGAACCGCGACCGCGACTATGCAAACGCCTCCATTCAGTTGAAGGCAGCCTACACCCCATTCGACAGCCAATCTGATCTGTCAAAGTTTGGTTTTCAGGTGGCTGACGTCTACATGTTTGAGGTGTCCTTTGCCGATATGGTGCGTGCACTTGGCCGGCCTGTCGTTGTGGGTGACGTACTGGAGGTTCCAAGCGAGCTGCAGTACGACCATAACCTCAGGCCAGTTCGCAAGTTTCTGGAAGTGTCTGACGTGGGCTGGTCTGCACAGGGCTATACGACTGGTTGGAAGCCAATCATCTACAAGTTTTCAGGACAGCAGCTGTTGCCGTCACAGGAGCACCGCGACATCCTTGGTACCGCTGACACTCAGAAGTATGTCATTGATGATGGTTCATTCTTTGCGGGTATTGAGCAGATCCAGACAGCACCACTTACCTTTACAGAAAAGAACAACGCTGAGGCCATTGCCCAGGTTCCTGAAAAGGGCACCAACATGCGCGAGACGCGTTCAGGCACCAACCGTTTCAAGGCCCCTGGCACCTATGACGGTGTCGGCCCGTATGTTGAGGACGGCCTGCCACCAGATGGAGCTCCATACCTTGAGGGCTTTAGGCTGCCAGACGTGGCTGGCCAACAGGATGGCGCCTGGTTCCGCCTCAACTATGACCCCAAGCTGGCAATTCCAGCACGCCTCTACAAGTTCAGCATTGTAAAGAACAAGTGGATCTATGCTGAGACCGATCGTCGTGTAGAGCGCCGTGCCCACAAGCCATCACAGCTGGCCATCCTAAATCTAGCTGACACCAAACCCCTGGACGGCAAGCTATGAGGGTGGCGGATCTCTTTGAACAAAAGCTGCAGATGGGAAAGTACAGCGTTCCCTACAGCTGGTCTTACAGGTCTCACCGAGGCCTTGAGCGCATGTACAACTATGTGTGGCCGGAACTGGCCCAGGCCCTTGTTGTCCCGGCCCGCAATATAAAATTCAAGGGCTGGTCCACTGAAAAGGCCAGCTTCTTCATCAGGATTTCAAACCCAAAGACCGAGGTTGACATGCTTGAAATCATGGCGCCACGGGCTCTCAAGCACCTGCTAGACAAGGTCGGTCTGCAAGATGTTGTAGTTACACACGTAAGCACAATCAACGACAAGCCAACCAAAACAGGCCGGGTATTCCCGACAATTCAGCTTGATTTTACCAGCGACTATCCTGAGCGGTGGAAAGAGCTTGACAAAGAAATGTACGGCAATAGATGACTACAACATTCAAACAATTTCTCGCTGAAGAAATGGAATTCTACAGTGGCTACAATCTGCCAACAAGCAAGGTCGGCCTTCGCAAGATTGCTGACGACATTGCGGCGGCGATGTCAGTCCGGCCCGGCGCTGTAAAGATAAAGCAGTGGCTTCCCAAGCCCAACACCTTTCGCATGAGAATTGAACTCAATCTACCAAAGTCAATGTTTGACGACGTAGAGCTCTATGAAAACCTTTTAATGGGCGTCATCACGCGAGAGCTTCAAAAACGGGAGTTTAGCAGCATTGGGACTGTGGAAACATTTGTTAAGCGGGAAGAGCTGGCCGGCAAGATAACAAAGATGTCCATTGTTTCGGGCGTCACCTCACAGTTTGTGCTCAAGATGGACAGAGGCTAACCAGCCCCCAGAAGCCTAAATAGACCACCATGATATCACACTACTTCTACAACGAGCAGCTGCGCCAGTATCTGCTGCAGTTCGTCTCCATCTTCTACGGGCTGCAGGTCAAGACCGGCAAGGGTGAGTGTGACGAGGAGCAGTTTATCACCGTCCCCGTCGTCATTGGTAACCGTGACCGTGTTGTCGCTGCCCTCATGGCTGGCAATACCACAAATCGGGTGTTTAGCTTGCCCACAATGGCAGCCTACCTGTCTGCAATTCAAATGGCTCCTGAGCGTCGACGCGCACCAGGTATCGTTGACCAGCGGGTAACAATGAAGACAGGCGGCATCTTTCCAGATGACTTGACTGTTGTCAAGCGATCCATGCCTGTTCCCTACAATGCAACTATTGAGCTAAGCATCTACGCATCCAATACCCAACAGATGCACCAGATGCTTGAGCAGATCCTTGTCCTGTTCAACCCTGACCTGCAGATCCAAAAGTCAGATGGTCCCTTTGACTGGACACGCATCACCAAGGTTGAGCTGACTGACATCTCCAATGAAGAGAACTATCCGTCATCAACAGACCGGCGCATGGTCGTGTGGACCCTCACCTTTGAGATGCCTATCTACCTCAGCATTCCCATGGGCGTCAAGGACGACCTGGTGCGCAAGGTCATTATTCAAATCGCCAGCCTTGGCGAGATGCGAATCAATGAGGTGGACGCCAGCGGCAACCTGACACCGTTTGGCGAGCCGATTGCAACATACACCTATGACAGCACGCTGCCAGACGCCCAGTTACCCCCTACCCAGGGGCTGGTACCATTTGAACCGGATCCGCTGCCGTGAAGTTAGATGAGATAAACCTTCCAAAGCACCGGGCGGGCTCGGCACCTGCAGTGCGCTGGTCCAAGCTAACAGACAGTCTCAACCAGGCACTTGATACCGATACTGTCAAAATCACTTACGATGCATTTTCTGAAATGGTACTTGTTGTTAGCTGGCAGACCCACGAGTCAGACCGTGAGGAGCTGCAGTTTATATGCAGCATGGTAGAGAAATCCGTTGACAACTTTGCCAAGCGTGAACTAGGCATCGAGAGTGATCTCTATGAACTGCCGCGAGTCGCGGGAGTCAAGGCAAAGAGCATGAGGATTGACAGGCTGCCCAGTGAAATGGGACAGGGACTGAAAAAAGTGAAAATGAAATTCAAACTAGAAGAGCGCAAATGAAGACCTTTCGCCAATTCATTGAGGACGTTGAGCTTGACGATGTGGCCTTTGATACTGACGCTTCACACGAGGATGCCTCTAGTTTTGACCAAAGCATCAAGAGACAGTACGCAGGATCTGCGCACATAGACCAACATGCTTGGAAGAAGTTGCCAGTCACATTTCCTATCAAGGGCTTTGATGTCCTGTACAGGGACGCCAGCAAGTACAACGTTGGCGGCAAGACCGTAGCGCTTGTAGACACGCGTGACACCTCAAAGATAGACATGCCTGCAGGATTTGGCAAGCTGCCAAAAGACCTAAACCGGGCGGCAGTTGTTCTCGACCTTGAAAGGGACAAATTTGAGGTACCAGGCGGCACAATTTATGGTCTGACAACCAACCTGCTGTCAGCCCGCAAGGAGTATCACGGCGGCGGCCTGGCACCTCTTGTCTATGAAACCCTTATCCGCGGCGGCCAAACTCTCTTTAGTTCAAACGTACAAACCACAGGTGGCCAGTCAGTATGGCGGCGAATCACAAAGTCACTTGCCAGCGAGGCACACATCTTTGTAATCATTAGAGATGTTGAAGATGCCACCGCCTTTGTGCGACAGGCAGAACGCCGTATCAAAACCCCACCCCGTGAGATTGCACTTACTACGTGGGCACAAAAGGAGTGGAACAAGCACAACAAGGAGTTGCCTGAAGACAACCTTGAAATGCTAAACGCTGTGCGAGAAAACTACCTGCTAACAGGTTCTCCAGACAACTTGTTCCAGCACGCCTATGTAAGATACTCAAGCAGGTGGTGCATCATGCCAAAGGGCATTGAACTTTCAGATAGGATGATGGAGCTTGCAATTCCTGTCTGAAAGTGTGCCCCCACCGGGCACAGAAACTGTCAGCTCCATAAATACTATTGAATCAACCAGAGTAGCAATCTTGCTACCATCCCAGGAGAAATAACATGGAAACTCTCGTTTCAGCCGGCGTAAGCGTCTCGGTAATCAACGAAAGCTTTTTCATTCCAGCACAGGCAACAACCATTCCGCTGTTCTTTATCGCCACAAAGGCAGGAAAGACACAGACGAACGGCATCTCGCCAGCAGCAGGAACGCTTGAGCAGGGTGTCGTTCGTACTGTAACGTCTCTGACACAGTCACTGGCACTCTATGGTGTGCCAGACTTCCGCAGAGACTCTTCAGGCAATGAATTCCACGGCGATGCCCGCAATGAATACGGACTGTTTGCCCTTAACCAGTTCCTGAACCAAGGCGACCGCGCCTATGTCGTTCGTGCAAACATCAACCTCAATGATGATCCTGTTACGTTCATCAGCCTTGGCACCCCAGTTGCAGTAGCCTCAACCGTTTCCTTCAACGGTATTGGCAACGGCGTAATGGGCCCAATCACGGCTGTAGGTAACCTTGTACGTCCACAGACAGTCACCGTGACGATTACATCTGCTGGTGGTCCATCAGGTTTCCTGTTTTCAGTGACTGGCTCCCTTGACGGCTACATCGGCGCGGGTGCAACAGGCACGCCGTTCACGTCAGCCTTGCTTGGTTTCACTCTGACAGGCGGCGCCACAGCGTTTGCTGTCGGCGACAGGTTCACGTTTGCTCTTGCATATACCTGGACACCACTCGGCGCAACTGTCGGCAACGGCACTGTTGTCGGCCTGAACGTCGGCTCGATGGCAAGCCCAGAGACCTTTACGATTACCTTCACAACACCAACCGCGTATGATGTGGTTGGCACCGTGACTGGCCCAGCGGGTTCGGGCGTGGTAGGTTCGCCGTTTGACAATACGCAAATCAGCTTTACTGTTGTTGCGGGCGCCACACCATTTGCTACCGGTGATGACTTTGAGGTCGCTGTAACATCAGAGACAATCAGCTCACCACTCGGCGCAAACGACGCAGGCCGTCGCTTTGCCGTCACTACAGCTCTTCAGGCAGCAATCAACAGCAACACTGAGGTCCGCTCAGCCCTGTATGAGTACAACCTAATCCTTTGCCCAGGTTACTCTGAAGTTGTTGATGAGATGCAGGCTCTTACTGTTCGCATCTTTGAAGAGGCGATGGTCCTTGCTGATGTACCAGCTGACAAGACTCCTGACCAAGCTGCTCAATGGGCCAATACCTCAGAGCGTTTCAGCGGTGCTCTCGGCTACACGACAGCCTACTACTACCCATGGTGTCTGGCTTCCAACCTTGACGGTCGCAACGTTCTTGCTGCACCATCAGGCACGGCTCTCTCGACCATTACCTACAGCGACAACGTCGGTTACGTTTGGACTCCGCCAGCCGGCGTTCAGCGTGGCGCGGTTGTGGGTGTCTCAAAGCTTGGTCACTACAGTGGCACACCAGGAACAGCAACGACATTCATTGAGACCAACCTCGGCCAGGGCCAGCTTGACAACCTCTATGAGTACGACAAGAACATCAACCCAATCGCGTTCTTCCCAGGCCGCGGCATGTTGGTATGGGGCCAGAAGACAGCAGCAAGTGGTGCCTCAGCTCTGGACCGCATCAACGTCGTACGTCTTGTAATGTTCCTTCGTCGCGCGCTTCGCAAGGGCGCGCTGCCATTCGTCTTTGAGCCAAACGACCAACTTACTCGTGACAACCTCAAGACTGCTGCCGACGGCATCATGAACGACATTCTCATCAAGCGTGGCTTGTTTGACTATGCAACAATCTGTGATGCATCAAACAACACACCAGACCGCATTGACCGCAACGAAATGTATCTTGATGTGGCCATCAAGCCTACACGAGCAGCGGAATTCATCTACATCCCAATCCGCGTCGTATCTACTGCAACCGACATCGGTTAATCAGCACAGTCAATTTTAGAACAATAGGGCTTCGGCCCCATTGTTGTAAATAAGGGCACCTATGAAGAAACTTATTCTAGTCGCTTGTATGGCACTTGCCGCCTGTGTATCCTCACCGCCTCCCACCCCATTTAAGCCAGGTGCAGTTACTGACGCGCCTATCGGCTGCAAAGAGGGCCAAGTGCGAGGTGTAGAATGCTAACTCAAGAGCAAGTTCGTATCGTGAATGGCGTGCACCGCCGTATCTTTGGCATGTTTACCTACAAGACCGACCTTGAGAAGTACAAGGTGCTGGAACACTGGGCCGATGTTACTGATCTAAGCCTGCAGATCAGCAGTGGCCGGCTTGTAGGTGACTGTGATGACTTTGC